AACTAAAAAGCGTAAAATTAATAAAATGGCTGGTGCTGGAAAAGCTAAAATTATGAAACAGCGTAGTGGTCAAAAAACTATGAAAAAAAACATAGGTAAAAAAACTGAAATGCGTGACGTTAAAAACTTCAAAGACATGATGTTTGAGAAGTTTGGTGGTGGAAAAACATAGACCAGTAAACTTTTTTTAGTTACTTAAATATTTTACGATGCCTATTAGGAAAAAGGCTAAGATGCCTCCTCGCAACAAAAAAAACTTTAGACCTACTAAGTCTGGTGCTGGTATGACTGAAGCAGGTGTAAAAGCCTATAGGAGGATGAATCCAGGTTCTAAGTTAAAAACAGCAGTTACTGGTAAAGTTAAGAAAGGTAGCAAGGCTGCAAAACGTAGAAAGTCTTTTTGTGCTAGGTCAGCAGGACAGATGAAAAAGTTTCCTAAAGCAGCGAAGAATCCTAACTCAAGATTACGACAAGCTCGTAGAAGGTGGAAATGCTAGATGGTTATGTCTAGAGCTAGCTTTGGTGTATTAACAAGAAAAGCACCAGCATCTAAAAAGAAATATGCCAATAAGAAGAAAAAAAGACCCCAAGGTCGGAACAGGAAAAAAACCTAAAGGCTCAGGCAGAAGGTTATATACTGATGAAAACCCTAAAGATACTGTCAGTATTAAGTATGCAACACCCTCTGACGCTAGAGCTACTGTGGCTAAGGTCAAAAGAATTAATAAACCTTTTGCTAGAAAGATACAGATTCTTACAGTTATGGAGCAAAGAGCAAAAGTAGCAGGTAAGAATCAACAAGCTAAAATAGCAAAAGCAGGTAAAGAAGCTATCAGGAGAAAGCATGGCAACTAGCGGAAGAACTACATTTAATCTAGATTTATCAGATATTATGGAAGAAGCCTATGAGCTTTGTGGTCTTACTATGCGTTCTGGATACGATTACAGAACTGCTAAACGTGCTTTAAATTTAATTTTTTTAGAATGGCAAAATAAAGGTTTAAATCTATGGAAGATAGAACAAGCAACACAAACCTTAACAGCAGGCACTTCAAGTTATGCAGCAGAAACCAGTGCACTAGAGATAGTAGATGCTTTTATTCGTACTGATTCTGCCGATACTACCAAACAGTTTGACCAGTTATTAAATAGAATATCTAGGACACAATACAATCATCAGGCAAAAAAACTAAATCAATCAAAGCCAACACAGTTTTATGTAGATAAAGGCACATCAGGTATAAATATAGTTTTATGGTCAACACCAGACGATGCTCAAACATATACATTGGTTTACGACTATATCAAAAGAATTGAAGATGCAGGAGAACCTGCTACTAATAATGCAGATGTGCCTGCTAGATATTTACCTTGTTTAACTTATGCTCTGGCATTAAATGTAGCAAGCAAGTCTATGGATGCACTACCAAGAATACCAATGCTTAAAATGAGATATGATGAACTTTGGAATGAAGTTAGTGATGCAGACAGAGAAAGAGCATCTGTAAGATTTGTTCCTGATAGTAGCGTTTATAGTAATTACTAATGTACGCAAAAGGCAAGAAAGCATTAGGAATTTGCGATAGATGTGGTTTTACATACAAACTTTCTGAACTTAAATACGAAATAGAAGATAAAGTAAGGAATGGATTGCGTGTGTGTTCAGATTGTTTTGACCCAGACCATCCACAACTTAGAGTTGGTGAACTACAAACAAGTGACCCACAAAGTTTATTTAATGCAAGAGTAGATACAGGAGAAGAAGAATCTACAAGATTGTTTGCATTTGACCCTGTAGGTGGAGGTATAACTCCTTTAGGTTCTAGAACTGTTGGTTTGGATATGCGTGGAGAATTAGGAAATATAACATTGTCTGGAGTTGTTGCAGCATCTCCAACACCATCTCCTTCTCCCTCTCCCTCTCCTACACCTTCACCCACACCAGCACCTACGCCAGCACCTACACCTGCTCCTACACCTGCACCTACACCTTCTCCATCTTATACGACCTATACAGTGACAGTAGGGAGTTATTATGGCTCAAATTATTTTTATATAGATGGTGTTAGAGCAGCTACCCTTAATTTGACAGAAGGACAGACTTATAGATTTAGTCAGTCTGATAGTAGTAATAGTGGACATCCATTAAGATTTTCTACTACTTCTAATGGAACGCATGGTGGTGGTTCTGAATACACAACTGGGGTAACAACAAATGGCACTGCTGGTTCATCAGGAGCATATACACAAATAGAGGTAGCATCTGGTGCTCCAACATTATATTATTATTGTACGAACCACTCAGGCATGGGAGGTCAAATTAACACATGACATACGCAGAATTAAAAAGTTTAGTACAGAATTATTTACAAAATACAGAAACACAGTTTGTTTCTGATTTACCTAATTTAATTAAACAAGCTGAAGAAAGAATTTTAAAGACTGTTAATTTACCAGTATTTAGAAAAAATGTTAGCGGAACATTAACAACGGGAAATCAGTACCTTGCAACACCATCTGATTTTTTAGATAATTTTTCTTTGTCTTATACAGATGCAAGTGCACAAACATTCTTGTTATATAAAGATGTAAACTTTATTAGAGAGGCATATCCAAATGCTTCTACTACAGGCACACCCAAGCATTATGCTTTATTTGATGATACAACTTTTATAGTTGGACCTACACCTAGTAGTGATTTTGTTGTCGAATTACATTATTTTTATAGACCAAATTCTATTACAGCAGGTGCAGATAGTGGAACAACATGGTTAGCGACAAATGCTATTAATACTTTATTGTATGGAACTTTATTAGAATCTTATGTGTATATGAAAGGTGAGCCTGATTTGATGGTGCAATACGAAAAAAGATATTTAGAGGCAATAAGTAAACTTAAAAACTTAGGTGAAGGTGATAATACAGTAGATATTTATAGAGATGATGCTGTAAGAGTTGAGAGAATGTAATGTTTACAGTAGATGTTGAATCAAATATAGGTAATGTGGTTGTAGAAACCACACAAAATAAAGGTTTAAGTCCTGAATATTGGACAGAAAGAATAGTAAATAAGATTGTAAGTATTAGTGATAATGCTGACCCTGTAGTTCAAGCACAGGCAAAAGCGTTTAAAGAAGCTATACAAACAGTTGTTTTATTATATATGAAACAAGCTATAGCTAGTGATAGAGCTACTGTAGCAGGTTTATTAGAAAAACAAGGTCATAAAGATATGGCTGATATTATTAGGAGAATCTAATGGCGATTTCGCAAGCTATGTGTACTTCCTTTAAAAAAGAACTTTTAGAGGGTGTGCATAATTTTAAAAACTCAGGCGGTAGTACATTTAACTTAGCACTCTATACTAGCAGTGCTTCTTTAAGTGCATCTACGACTGCGTACACAACATCAAATGAAGCATCAGGCACAAACTATACTGCTAAGGGTGCATCATTAACTAGAGTTGACCCTACAACATCAGGCACAACTGCGTTTACTGATTTTGCAGACTTGACATTTTCTAATGCTACTGTGACTGCAAATGGATGTTTAATATTTAATGATTCAGCTTCAGGCGACCCAGCAGTATGTGTTTTAGCTTTTGGTGGCGATAAGACATCAACAGCAGGTGATTTTACAATTCAATTCCCAACAGCAGACGCATCTAACGCAATTATTAGAATAGCTTAACATGGCTAATATTACAGGTTGGGGTCGTTCCACATGGGGTTCGGGGACATGGGGAGAAGCTGTACCTGTAGAAGTAACTGGAGTAGTTGGCACAACTGCCATTACCTCAGTTGCGGTAAGTGCTGGAGGAGAAGTAGGGGTTACTGGTGTAGCAGGGACAACTGCACTAGGCACAGAATCTTTAGAAACAAATAACACTTTAGGAGTTACAGGAGAATCTTCAACAAGTGCAGTAGGTTCTGTAGCTGTAAATGCAGCAGCCGTTACAGGAGTATCGGCAGTAGCATCAACTATAAATCTTGGTGATGAAACATTAATCACTAATAATAATCTTAGTGTCACAGGCTTAGTAGCCACATCAGGATTAGGAACTGTAACACCACAAGCAAATGCTGATGTCGATGTCACAGGCATAGCAGGAACAACAGGTTTAACAGGAGTAAATGTGTGGGGATTAATTGACGACTCACAAACTCCAAATTATTCTATAATTAGTACAACACAAAACCCAAATTGGGAAGAGGTAGCTTAATATGGCAA